ATATATCCATCATCTTCTCCTTTTACACCTTCAGCGCTATTTGCGTACAACTTCGAACATTCCATGAGTACCACTTGATTTAGGAGCGAAAGGTCTCATTTCTCCAAAACCACAATGAAAGCCCGCCAAATCAACAAGGTTAATCACCTGTTCAGCAGAGATATAATTTCCATTAAAAAGGATAGTGAATTCCATTTCCCAGCTATCAAACTCACTTCTTATCCGCCAATCTATACTTCCGTTTGGAAGTCGTACAAAATCTTCTCTCATCTTCGGTTCAGAAGATTTTGTAAATGGGACAATATCGCCCATGATAAAGAAGGCCTTTTTCGCCATCGTCATAGGAAGGTCGGCTATATTAGCTGCACTAACCATAGCCTTCTTTAATGCAGGTGCAGGGAATCCATAGGTTCCATTAACCCGATATAAGGATGCCTCAAATAGTTCTTTAGGATTCTTAGCCTCTTTTGACAATTTTGCCTGCTTCTGTTGCTTCTGTTTGATTCCTTCCATCGCCTTTTCGCTCAGCCTATTGCAGATTAAAGAACTGCCAGGAAGATTTCTAATCCTCACCTTTAATGTGGTTCTTTGAACTGTTGGAATATTGATCACCTTAGCCTGCTGCTCTTTTTTTGCTGCCATCCTTATCTCCTTTCTATTTAAGTTGCCTTACCGTACCTGATCAAACCGCATCCCGCCTCATCATGCCCTGCCATACCAAATCCCACCACACCATACCTCGCCATACCTCATCGGAGCTTACCGCACCCCATCGCATCTCACCCCGCCCAACCAAACCTCAGCGAGCCGGATCACACCGCACCTTATCATGCATTAACTTGGGCAACCGCCCTGAATAGTGGCATAAGAGGCCTGAACTTCTTTAGCTTCTTGTATTGAGAGTATCTCTTCTCCCAAGAAATGATCTCATTCTTCGCATTTTCCAAAACTATATCTAAATAGTTCTGATTTTCTCGCACATCGGCCAATGTGACATATCCTCTCTCTTTAGTTTTATCATCACTGTTAGCAATACTGATATTGTGGAATGCTTTGATTCGCTCCTCTGCACCGTCAACGACTTCGACAATTTCAATTTGGGAAAGAAGATATCTCGCCTGCCATTCCCGATATTTGTGACCTGCAATCTTGTCATCCCATTCAAAGAAATCATGAATAGGAGAAGATTTTGGTTTTGCCTTTTCAACAACAAAAGAAGTCTTTAGGACTTCTCCATTTTCTTCCTTTAACTTCCAAAGGAATTCTCCATATTCCTGGATTCTGTCCCTTTTGATGTTGCTGCCTATAGTTGCCTTAAAAATTCTTTTCTGCATTCGTTTCACCCCCTTTAATTAAAGTTACCTTGCCAAACCGCACCTTACCGCAACTTACCCGACCAAACCACGCCCAACCGAGCCGAACCGAACCACACCCCGTCATATCACTTATATCTTTAGACATCCTTTGATCTGGTGAGCCCGAATCCAATCGTTAACATCTTTCTCTGAAAATCTGATTATTCCCCCGATTTTTATACAGGGAATAATTTTGCATTTGGCCTTTCTCAGAATCCAGCTTTGACTAACCCCCAAGTTTTTTGCCACCTGTTTGGCCGTCAGCCAGCTCTCGTTCATTTATTTCCCTCCAACAATCCGTTTAGCTTTTTCATCTCAAAATTAAGATGGTTCATCATTTCCTTGATGATTGCCTCTTTCGGAATCGCCGACCGTTCCTGCCGCCATTTGAGATACTGCCAGGGACGTGGGTCCTTATATCTATTGATGTATCTCTCGATTTGATTCGTATTAAATCGTGGCGTTTCTGGATCGATTTGGTTCATCCTGATTGAGAAGCCCGCCTCAGACAAAAGCATTGTCTGGGCTATTTCCTTTTTGGGGATCCCGCAGGTATGAAAACAATAAATGAGGTAAGAATCAAAACTCTCATATGTTTCAAAGTCCTCGAATTTTTTGGCATATTCAAAGAGCGGAAGAACATTTTCTACTGTTTTATCTTTGCTCATTTCGCTCACCTTAAAGTCAGTTAAATTGGGTTAAATTCACTTAAAATCCATGCCCCAAAGATTTCATTGATTTTCGGCTTGCACTGGTTCAGAATTTTTGATATGTTGATTTATCCTTTTATCCGTCTCTTTTTTGGCATTTTCCGGAGGCCAAATCTGCTCGACAGGTCGCCCGATTGCGGCTGCAATGGCCTGACGAATGCGGGGGTTTTGGCGAAGACCCTTAATTACGGAATTAACTGCCGGGACTGTAATATTGAGGTTTTTAGCCACGGAGGACTGGGTTACATCGAGGAGCTTCAGCAGAATAATGATCTCTTTTGGACTCATAAACTATCCTTTAAAAAGACGGCTGATATAGCGTCTCGTGCTGAGCTTGGAAGCCCACAGCTTCCAGTGTTCAATGTCGTATCCGCTGCCTTTACATGGTTAAAATGAAAGGAGAAAGTGGACATGGAAAACAAAGTCGAAATAGGATTTGGCATCGCAGGATTCATTCTTTCTATCACCCTCCTGACAAGGCTAATCAAGAAAGAAACCATCACTCTCAAAGACGCTAAAGAGATTCTCTCCCTTGCAGGCAACTTTTCAGAAAATCCAGAATTGCTTGCCGGAGATCCTCAAGTTCTTCAGGCATCAGCTGATGCCTTAAAGATTGCTCAAGGCTTACTTCAGACTCTTTTGAATCAAGAGTCTCCCGGAGCATGAATGTGAGCCATTGGGGGAATCTTTCGAGCAATGGATGATTAATTTTTAAAGCTTGATCGTTCATGATTTACTTATTTACCACAATGATTGTTATTTGTCAAGTAAAAAATTCATCATAATTAATTTTGTTTGTAACTATATGATATCAAAAGATAATATTCATGATATTTTTTTAAATGAATTAAAAAAGAAAGCATGGGAAAAACTTAAATTGGATCAAAACGATGATTGGGGAATACAAAAGGGCATTGCCAAACTCATCGGAGTAACGCCTCAGACCGTGCAGTCTTGGTTCGACGAAGATAAAAATACTTTTCCGAATCCGCTATCTTTTATTAGGATTCATCAATTTTTAGATATCACTCCGAATGAGCTTTTAGGCATCAATAGAGAAGAACATTTTCAGGTAGTCGAATCAGCCGCCTCTTATGATCTTGGAAATGAATTCATAACAGTCCCTCAAGTCACCGGAAAGATCAGTGCAGGTGGTGGCCTCGTTCCAGATAATACTGTCGAAATGAGAATTGCCTTCCGGAAAGATTGGATACAAGGAAAAGGAGAACCGAAAAACATGTCACTGATTCGTGTCAGAGGAGACAGCATGGAACCCACACTCAGATCTGGGGATATCGTACTGGTAGACCATAGTCGCAATTATGTTGACCCTCATGGTGGCATCTATGCAGTCGCGCTCCAAGAAGACATCATGTTGAAGCGTCTTCAAGCGATCTATCCTTCAAATCGTATTAGAATAATCAGCGACAATTCTAAATACGATCCAACTGAAGTAGATCCTGATAATTTAAAAATCAATGGTAAAGTTATATGGTTTGGTCGTGAGTTGGAAAGATGAGATAACCAGATCCTTTGGAGGCAACGATGTCAAATTATGTTGCATTTCTCCCTATGCTTGTGGTAGCAATTCTTTTTTTCTTTATTATCAAGTCGATGAAGAAAGCAAAGAGGTTAAAATCGAAAGAGTTTATCTGTGGAAATTGCGGCTATATCGGGAAAACTAAGAAAGCTACTAAGGGAAGCTTTTGGATCGAATTAGCCCTTTGGCTTTTCCTTATACTCCCCGGTCTAATTTATTCCATATGGAGAATAACCTCAAGACATTTCATTTGCCCGACCTGCGGCTCGCCAGAACTTATTCCCGTAGATTCCCCGCGTGGCAAGAAATTGATAAAGGAGGAATTCCCATGAAGAAAAAACTAAATAAGATTACCAAGCCTTTAGCGACCAGCTACATCATCGGAAAAGTCGCCTGATGGGAGGGAGGCAGGAGTGAAGTTTGATATCCTTAACAGAAAATAGCGAAAGGAGGAAAACCATGAAAATAATCGCTATATCCATTTTGTTCTTTGTATCGTTTTGCAGTATGGCATTTTCTGCGGGCGAAACTTTCAAGATAGAGACGACCGGGACCGAGTATTGCGGCGATTTCCTTTTTTCGAATTTCAGCGCCGGAAATAATGTGGACTTCTGGATTCGGGAGCAGAGTGAAGATGAAATCCTCGTCTCCTTCACGCCGGACTTCAAACACGGTACGACATTCTTCATTCATATGACTTATTTTATGGCATCGAAAAATAAAACAGCTTTTGTCGGAGAGGTATTTTTTGAGGATGATTCCTGGCTTTCCATTTTCGGGAAATCGACACTGGACAAGAACGGCATGGCCAAAAGCATCCAGGGGACATTCATCCAGAACGGGGTAATAAGGCCGGCCTGCTTCTCCTCGGGGACGTTCAAGACAGTCAAATGAGCGGAATGGCGGTTTGAATATCGCCCGCAAATGTCCCCTAAGAAACATGCATGTTTTTATGGCGGGAGTCTAGGTATGTATACTAATGTCTTTTCACTCATTAAATCAAAAAAAGGAAGGGGGAGACTATGAAAACAGGAATTGTTTTCTTTTGTTTCGTTTTATTTTTGGCTATAGGATGTGCCGAAATCCCGAGGTCAGCAACGTTCTCATATTCTTCTCAGCAACAACTGCAATCTGCAACTCATTGGCAAATTATTGCACAATTGACCACTGCCCGTTTATCTTCGGATCCAGATCTTCTCGATATTCTCAAACCTTATTCTGGTGGATCTCGCCGACGTATTCATGTTCAAACTTCCGATAAATCACCGTTTGATGAGGCCTTCCGAAAATATCTAATAACAGAGCTAATTAATGCCCACTTCCTTCTTTCTGATACTCCCGATAATGCACCCGTAAGAATACACTGGGACCTTCAGTTAATAAGTTGTAATCCAGAACGACTGAAACCCCAAGGCTGGCCCGAAGCTGTTGCCGAAGCGTTGTGGGAATTCCTTTCCGGCACCAGGTGGACTAAAAGAGGTCTCATGGTCACACATACGGAGCTTATTCTCACGACAAGGATCACAGTCGGAAAAGATTCCCCGGCACATATTATAAAGAGTTATTCTGATACTTTTTATATCAATGATGAGGACTGGAATAACTATAACTATCAACTGGCTGCAAGTTCTGACTTTCCAAGAAGCATGACCAGTAAAGAAGAAACCTGGAGAAGGTGGGTTCTCTTCTGGAACTCTCAAAACCGTTAAAATAGAATAAGTAACAAAAGCGGTAAGATTCTGCTTAAGAAGGGGATTGAAGAACAAAAGGGGACGATTTAGGAAAGGACGGATTGAAATCACAATTTGTGGGGTATGTTCCTACCATAGACGGGAAGAAGGCCAAGATGTGGCTTGAGACCGGATGGGATGAAAAGAATTTCGCATTCATTGTTAGGCTTAAACTGCTCGATCCTGATACCGGTCAACCCCTTGGATTGCCAGAGCCAAAGGATCAGCTTGAAACGATGGATGTTGGAGAAACTCAAAAGAATAAGGGCATCTCGAAAGAGATTCATAAATTGAGTAAAAATAAAAAGGGGCCGGAATAATGGCCTCCATCCAGAAAATGTCAAGCCTCGGCCACCGGATCTACTGGAGGCTCTATTTCCCCGACGGAACATTCAAGGAAAAGTACAAGGCCTCCAAATCAAAGACCATCCTCAAGGAAATCCTTCCAGACGTAATGAAAATCGAGTCCCTATCGCGCCGTTGCGAACTCACGTCCCGGGATCTCATGAGGGCTTTAAATCTTGGCATTGTCAACAGAGATGAAATCAGCCGCTTCTCCGAACAGGTGGGGCCCATCGAGGATCATTATCTCTCGGAGTTACGGGCCGATTATGAAACGCAATCGAAGTCCCAATCCCCATCGATGCATGCCCACATGGCCAACCTTTACAAGGGCGACATCCTGGAGGAGCATTTCAAGGAGATCCCCATATCCAAGATCACGCCGGAAGGAATAGAGGCATTCAGGGCCAAAAGAAAAGCAACAGTGGCCAATTCCACGATCAACCAGGACCTGAAGGCGCTGAGGAAGTACCTCGACACGGCGGTCAGCAAGGGTTGGATCAGGGAGAATCCGGCCCGCAAGCTCAAGCTCCTGAGAGAACCGAAATCAAGGATTCCGAGGTGTCTCTATCCCGATGAGCTGAAGGCTTTCTTTGCGGGGATGGCAAAATATGGCCATTGGCTCCATGGAGAGTTCGAATTCATCGTCCGCTCCCTCATCTATACTGGCCTGCGGCGCTCAGAGCTATGCAGCCTCAAACCAGAAAACATCAAGCTCCATCTCCGTCAGATTCATCTTATGGGCAAGGGGCAAAAACACAGGATAGTCGGGATCCACAGATCGCTGGTTAACGATCTTAAAAAGCGGGTTAAGCGGGGCTATATCATCAATCCCGCTACCAGGCCCGAATCCATCTCCCGGGCCTTTAAAAAAGTGATACGTGCCCTAAAACTTTCAGAGGTCTTGACCCTCCACTCACTTCGCCATACATATATCTCTTATCTTCTGCAAAAAGGCGTGCCGTCAAAGATCGTAAGGGAGAAAGCTGGTCATTTCAGCCTCGCCATCACCGACCGATACACCCACGCCATTCCCACCGACATCATCGAGGAAGATGCCCTTGACTTCAACCACCAGGTATAGCCAAATTAGAGCCAACATTCTACTTTTCAGTCATTTTTCGATTGAATTGTACATAATTTACAAAATGGAATCTTAGTCTTTGGAGATCCATCAAATAGGCCATTGGATTAGACTTTACTGATATTTTAGGGGATTTTTGGTTGGTGGTCCCAACGGGAGTCGAACCCGTGTTACCGACGTGAGAGGCCGGTGTCCACTAAAATTTTATCTGTGTTAACAATATGTTAGATGCCATTATAATCAAGATGTAGCCATTCTTACTATACTGATTATCTGATGTTTGAAATAATTGAAGGACATCTTATCTTCTCCTCCCCATTAGGTCAACCCAGCGTTGAATTTTTTGGCTTTCATAATATCTCTTTTTTGTTTTGCTTTTATCAATTCATTTCGCAATTCAGTTAAATTCCATTCTCTTTCTTTGCGATTTGTCCCACGTGGTTTTTCTGGAATAAAAAATAGATCATCTTCATTTCCAGATTTAACGAAATCCTTGAGATCATTTAGATGATCACGGTTCCAGAAATATGCCTTAGCTGCATCACCATATTTTAATTTAGAATGATGCCATTCCGATGGAGCAAGATTCTTTCTTAGCCAATTTTCAGAGATGCCTAAATATTCTGCTGCCTCTGGAGTCGTGAGCAAATCCTTATTAACTTTGGCTTGATGATAATTGATACTACCAAATTTCCCCATCACAAAAGTCCTCTTACATACTTTTCGAGGTCCCGCAATTCCTTCCCCGGCTGGGCATACCAATAACCATTGGCCCAGATCTCCAGAACCGCCTTTTGGTATGATGTGAGATCCGCAATTTTCTCAATCAGGATCTCTCCGTCCACCTCCCATTTGCCGTCCAGATGGTCGAGGGCGATCCCGTCCGACACCTGGGCATCTAGCATGGGCATCCCGGGTGTAAGAATCGTGGCATTGTAGACATCCACGATAAGAAGCAATTCCCCATGGGAGAATTTTCCCTTAATCTCCAACATGGCCCGCTTGTAGAGTTCGGGGAGGCTTTCAAGCATAAAAACTACTCCCGCATTAGTGTTGGCGAAATGGTCCTTATACCACTCTGCCGTTCCCTCTCTGACTCTTGGTGCAATGATCTTTTTCTGCATATTAATCTCCTTTCTCCACAAATGTTTTCAGTGATTTCGTTTTGGGCTCAACATTAATCAGCGTCTGCAATTTTCAGAGCATACAGCCGATATTCTCCTGGTGGCAACATTACCACCGGATGGCTGGTGTGCGATACCGTGATCTCGTGATCTGATTTAAAATATCTCCCATTTCGTTGGAGACTGATACTCGTGATCTCATGAGACTCACGAGGAATCCATTTCTCTTCGGGATGGAGTTCCACGGCGGGGAGTGTTTTTGGAATTGCCTCACCGGAGTAACATCCGCATGGATAGGCTTTTCCTATCGCTTGATAATCCGCATGATAGGGATATCCGCAATGATCGCAAATGGTTCTCTTCCCCGGAATTTTTTCCGAGCAAAACAAGAGATCGCCCTGTCGCTGGCAATTGGCGAGGGCAGTTTTGGAGATATCAAACAGGTTTTCCATCGCCTCCTCAACCGTGCTGTCCAGCCCGGCATCTCCAAATTGGTCATGGGATTGAGGGAGATTCTCAACCCTGTGCCCCCACTCATCCCCGTTGTCGTCAATCCCGCAGAGATAGCCTCGCCCGGTTCCCGTGAGTTTGTGTCCCCAGTCGCCGGAATATCGCTTGTAGGAGACCGATTCACACTCCAAAAACAGGGCGGCGCGCCATTTCTCGGAGACATCGGCAAGGTAATTTTTATCAAACGGGGGGTGGAAATAACCTTTAAGGGTGTCCTTGTCTGCCTCCCAAAATTTTCCGGATTTGAGAGCCTCAGCGTTTTTGGTAGCCAGTTCCCCCCGCTCGGTTTTTTTGCCTGCCAAATAAATGGAGTTGGATTCCCGGAGTTTCGGGATGAGGGCTTTTTGCTGCGATTGGAGGTCGGTGATCTGGTTGCGGATTTCGGCGAGGTGTCGTTTGCCGGTCACGGCGCGGTAATCACTCAAAAATGCGGTTCCGGTTTCGGTCAACCAGAGATTTTTAGCTTCGGTGCGCCGTTCCGGTCCTGTTTTGGTTTTTGCGCTGATAGGGATGGTCACACGGCTGTTGCCCGTTTTCAGCTCGGAGGTTTTGGAGATATCACGGGTTAGTGGCCACATGGAGCTCCAAAGTTCACCGTTTTTCCCGCTCAAATCCCTGGGGGAATTGATCTCATCCACGGGCACTCGGATCGTCCACTCCGCCCTCAACCTCAACTCCGCCTGCACGGAACTGTCGGAGGTTCGGTAAGTGGAGATCACCTGGGATTCGTCTGATGTGATTTTGCTGATTTTGTCCGTGATCATCTGTGCTCGTTTTTCCGTTTTCATCGTTTTCTCCTTTCAGTATTTTATTTAAAAACTACCCTTTTTCACGTCTGTATTCACGACAATCGAAAAATGTCAATGTGATGCTGGGGAAGGTGTGGGGGTTAACTTTCTAAATCCATTCTGCGATCATGTAATTTTATTGGAGCGTTAAATTCTGGGAAGATCCCGTTTGAAGTAAAAAGGATCGTGCCGCCAAAGGCATATTGACCAGGGATTGAAGGTTCAGCATAGGTATAAAGAGTGCCGTAAACATTCTTAGTTTTAATAACAACCTCTTCCCTTCCGACATCAGCCCGGCCATTAAAAAGGTTGATTACGCAATCATAATCGGTTGATCGATAAATCTGAATATCTCTCATTTTCAATCCCTTTCTCCCTCGCGGGTGGTTAAGGTTAAATAACTGGGCGAACGTAACTTTTATCTCTGGCACAAGTAAAAAACTGGTCAGGTCCGCATTTGGAATTAAACTGAATCCGGTACGATTTTTTGTGGATACTCAAGACGGTCCCTTCACCAAAAATGGTATCAATAACTTTGCTTCCCTTGCTAATGAGTTGGTCAAGTGCTTCTCTTTTAGCTTGTCTTTCTTTCTCTGCATCCCCAGCTACCCGAACATTGAGTAAGTTTTTCGCTTTCCATCTGAATCCTTTTGCAACCTGGAGGCTTTCAAACGCTCTATCATTGGCCTTTATCATCTGCGCTCTGAACGGGATATGGCCGGGTTGGGTGATGAAAGCCCAGTCATGCCGGACTTCTGAATGACTGTTTAACTGAGCGTTGGCCTCCCGTTCTCTTTTCCCTGCCCATTCTTCATATTTCTTCGCTTTGCGTTCGGCCTTCGCAAGTCGGAAAGTCCTGATTTCTTCTGTGTCTTTAGGTTCGCATCCAACACAAAAGATGCCCATGCTTTTCTCATACATGGCAGGTTGACCAACTTCTAAGAACTGCCCGCATTTCTTGCATTCTCCTTGATATTTAACGATTAATTGGTTCATCGTATCCTCCTTTCCTCACGTCTGTTTTCGTCGCGCCCCATGCGGGCGCGTGGATTGAAACTGATTTCTTTTTCATTCGCTCTCCAATCCTGATTTAAGGAAACCTCCCTCGGTCAATTCCTTATCCGTCCAGTCTACCCTAAGAGCCTCCAACATTGTCGGGATTGTTTCAGACGCATATTTATTTTCGAGAGTCTGGAGTTCTGCCCTAAGTTCCTCCATCCGTTCAATTTCTGCCTGTGCGGTCCAAATGATATCTGGGATTGCTACTGCTTGGGGAAGGCTTTTGTATAAGGTCACTAAATTCATTTGTCTTACCTCCTTCGTCTCGGAATGTTATTTGGTATCAATTCTCACTCTTCAATTCATTTTTCACCCAAACATATGTTTCAGGCCACGATTCCATTTCCGGCATATTTAGGATTTCATCGATGGCCATACCATCCCGAATTGCCTCTGCAATGGTCTCATGATCCGTCCAGGGTTTCCGTTCATCCTCACCCCACTCCTCATCCGTTTGGCACCCTGACATTAATTCCTCTGCAATTTGGTTTCTCGTTTTCATTATTTCCTCCTCTTTCAGCAGAACGCCCTCCGAATGGCGTCTGCGGTCTTGGGGTCAATTCTTCTGGGCGATCTGTTGCGATTTCTTCCGGCGTTGTGCTTCGCCGGGTGCTCATGGAGCAACTTAGATTCCCATTTGTAATCCATAATTTCCTCCTTTTGGCGTTTGATTTTTTAAAGCAAACAATCTGCAAGAGCATCTTGATCTTTGCAAATCGTCCCGTCCCAATTTTCATAGACCGGCGAGAGGCCTCGTTTCCCAGCCCAGATGGTCAGGCGGTTATGTTTGACCGAGTACACATAATGCTTGCGATTAATGGTCTCTCCCGCATCATCAAAGGACTCATCCTCAACAACGATTTTGGAGTAATTGTTACCCGTCATGCGCTCAGCTTCAGCCAATATTTTTATGCACCGATTGAGGGTGATGGGTTCGGACATATCAACAGTCAGATTGGTATGGGAGCCATCGGGGTTGATCTTGTAGACGATATACCCACTTTCACAATCCCGTGGTCCCTTGGCAGCGGTGTCCAATTTTGGGTTGCTATCCATCTGCTTATGATGCTTACTCCATCCCATTACGCTAATAAATCGTTTCATTTTCTACTCCTTTCCCCTTTCTACCCGGTGTTATGTCGGGGTGGGCTGAGTTTAAGTTATAATTCTATTTTAATTATTTCTACGTCTTTATTATCTCTTTCGTAAATGTAGTGGCTATCGTGCATGCCGCAATATGGGCAAGTCATCAAGGGATATGTTACCCTTGTCACTCCCTTGTAATACTCGCTTGCTTCCCCGTTCAATGGTGCAGTAAATGACCTTTGACATCTGTTGCAATTCAACGTGTTAGTGTGGGCTTTAATTTTCATTTTCTATTCCTTTCAGCAAAATGCTCGGCGAATTGCTGCCGCCGTCTCATCAATCAATACTCCCGTTGGCTCCTCATAACATTCCGCCAACGTGCGGTATGGGCAAGTTGGACAACCGCACTCATCCATCTTACCTTCAAATCTAAATATTTCCTCCTCCCACCTGCAAGCCATTTTCTTTCTTCTTTCCGGGTGTCATGCCCACATCCGTCGGATTGCTTCCGCTGTTTCGGGATCAATTCTCCTGGGCGATCTGTTGCGATTTCGCCCGCCATCAGCCAGCCGATCATAGGAGAGATGGAGCAGTTTTTCTATTCCTGTCTCTCGATCCTCCCTCTCATACTCTTTTTTGATCTGATTAGTTTTCATCTTTTACCAAACCATTTCCACTTCCGGAAGTCCAGAAGTATTAGAGTTGACTCCGGGGTTAACAGTTACCATCGTAAGGCGGATGGAACCTACTTTAGTTATTTGCATTCCCATGGAACCGACGGTAACTTGATAACCCAATTTTCTAAGTTGTATTGCCCTTCTACGAGCATCTCCAGAAGCAGATTCGTAAGATTCCTGACACCATCTACCTTGATTTACTTGTCCCAAGCATTTCATCTTCTTTTCTCCTTTCTGATTTTTGGTTTTCTCTTCCATCTTCTTATCTCCTTTATATCTTATATATTGCAAGATATATACCAATGCAAGCAAAAAGATAGAAAAAAAATAGCTAATAATATCAATAGGATAGTCATGTTTAGATTGTGAAGTATTGTTACAAGCTGGTGAAAGTGTGAAAAAAGGTAAAACTGGTGACGTTTTTTGGATTAAAAAAGATAAGTAAAATCAATAAGATATGAGTGAATTGACAAAATTTGTTATGGGTAAGATGATCAAAAAATAGGTTGATTCTTATAAGTAGGCAATATTATTTAGATTTTACAATTAATTTTTTCCAAGGAGTAGATGATTTTTGATTCTCATCAATTCCACCACAGTAATGATCCACACCACCATATTTTGTGAGGACTCGTATCAACAGATTTTGATTCACACACTTCACCCTCCCGCCCTGATCCTGAATCGCTTTTTTTCTCGATAATTCTTCTTCAATGGCTGAAAATTCTTCTCCTGCACGGGTTGAAATCATACAAAGCACCCTATTTGCAGGAGAGAACACTCTCGACCTTTCGGTCAATATCATCTCCCATTCTCTATTTTCTGTTCGATCCCTTTTCCCTTTGCCGTGAAATATGTTAATCCATTTTTGTTGATATGGTCTATCCCAATGGATTCCATCAAATTCCATCGGGGTGTGTGGATTAGGCAGAAACACTGAAGGAGAAGGTTTGACTACAAAATCTTGAATCCCTGGAATTTTATCAATCTTTTTAAACAAGATATGGAAGGCCATCCAGTCTTCTTCCGTTTCTCCTGGAAGGTCCAGGATAAAATAGAGAAAGATTCCTTTCCTCTTTTCTTTTATAGCCCTATCTATGGCCTCAATAATTTGTTCATCCTCATAAGGCTTCCCGATTGATTTTCTAAGCCTCTCCGATAAACCCTCTATGCCTACTCTTGGAACAGCATCCGATTTTTTAGAGATTCGATCAAGGCGAACATCGCTATCCTCACGGTGCTTACCTAATCGGTGACACATATCTGTGATTTCATCATTTCGAGAATGCAAGGTCGGTTCGGGAGAAAAGCAGGAAACACGCGGAGATTTTGTTTTCTTTAATTGCTCATATACTTCATCAAATGGCACTTCTCGGTATGGTTTCAAATGAGAAACCGCACAGAAGTGGCATCTAAATTTACAGCCCCTTGCAATCTCAATTCGAGCAATTCCTTTTTGGTTTTCTAAAAGAAACCCTCTAAGCGGGTCCACATTTAGCCACTCCAGGGGAGGAGATTCTTTACCCTCAATAATTTTGGGAAGGATCTCCTCACCGTCACCACAAACTACATAATCAGCATAGGCCTGAAATGGGACAGGATTAAAAGTGTTAAAACCACCTACTATGATTTTTGGTCTTTCAGTATCTCCTTTCCTAATTCCTGCTTTTCTCAGAAAATCTGCCAATAAATATATATGTTCCCACCAAAAGCAAGAGAAGAGAAGCCAGTCAACATATTTTGCGGTTTTGGAAGTAACCCTGAAAAGGTTTTCTTTAGGAAGGCTGTTTAGGCATAAGGCCATACCGTAGGAAAAGTCATCCCGGCCAAAAGAAAGATAGCCGATTTCCTCATTCTTCAATCTTCACCTGACATTCATAGGATTTTTTCATTTTTTCAAAGACATTCAAAATCTCTTCACGCTTCCCAAGCCACATCCCTGGATGAAACGAAATGCGAGCAATGATATTAGGATCTTTTTCAGGAACCATCCCACCACCATTCCCGCCTTGCTCTTTCTCTTCAAAGAACTCTTTCTCAAATTTTTCAAAGTCTATCTCCGGCAACTCCACATCAAACTTGATATCATTCAATTCCAATCCTTCCGAGTTCATGAATTCATAAAGCCCCTCGCCGGTCACATTGGCATAAATGGCCGAATAGATTAGCACCAATTTGGAAGCCTCCTTACGGTTACGGCACGCTATAAAATTGGCGGGCAGTTCTTCGGGTACGGTATAACCTTCTTTCTCCAGTTCCATCATTACCTTGATCCGGTGGTATCCATCAAGGCAGTAAAGCTTCCCGTTGTTTGCCCAGACATTCAAGGTCTGAACGAAGGAGTTGTCTATGAGCGATGTCTTTAGTCGCCCGTAGGATTCCTTGGACATCTCCTTCAGGTCCTTGGTTTGGAGTATCTCCAGGGCCTTCCATTTCACGGGCTCGGTCTTTACGATCTTCGATTCAATGGAGCGATTGTCTTTCATATGAGGTTGAACTCCACAAAAGACATGGTTCGACCTTCATTGGTTCGCATTGCTACACGACACCTCTGGCCGCTCTTCCCGAGGTTCCCCCGGTGGCTTTGATTATGTTCTGTTTCTGCAATCCAAACTTCAGAATATTCTGAGCTGCAAGGTGATCTCTGTCATGGACTACGCCGCACGTCTCACACGTCCACACACGGGCAGAGAGCGTCAAACGAGCATTCACCTTGCCACAAGTACACATCCGGCTTGAAGGCTCGAAACGGCCTATCTCCAGATAGTTCTTGCCACTGTCTGCAAGTTTGTACTGGAGCATCCGGTAGAAGTCCCCAAGCCCTAAATCAGAAATGCTTTGCGCCAGACAGTGATTTTTTACCATGCCCTTGATGTTCAGATCTTCGCACACAACAGTATCGAAGCGGTTGACTATCCCACTTGTCGTTTTGTGCAAAAAGTCCTTTCTCTGGTTCGCTACGTGTTCATGTTGCAGCGCAAGCTGAAGAACTACCTTGCGTCTGTTCGCGCTTCCCTTCACCTTCCTGCTTGCCCGGCGCTGCAAAACCTTCAGCCTACCGAGTGCCTGCTTTAAATGCTTCGGGTTTTCGGGCAGTTTTGCCCGATGCCCGGTATCAGTGATTTGCCAATAAATTATAAGGCGACAAATGCCGGGAGATATTTCAGAACCTGAGTCCAGACCTGCGGTGCATATTGGCTAATAATGGCCTGTATTAGCGGCTCAATAAGTTTTCCCACCAAAACCACAATCCTTCCCGCATCCGGTTCTGTCATCTTGCCCTGATCCCTACCGTAAATTTTGGCGAATCCGTCCAGGGCAGCCATAGCGGTCGCAAAGGAGACAGGCAATTTCTCGTTTAATGCACTTCCCAAACCTTCCCTGATGGCTGCACTATTCATCTCCCAATGCTTCATCACCTGCTTGGCCGAAGAGACTGTATTCTTAGCATTCTGGTCATCAAAATTTATAATTTCTTTTTGGAAAGCCGCACAACTTATGAGAGATAATGACAAAATAACTGCAAGAAAAACCAACATAAATTTTCTTTTCATGTATCCTCCTTCTAAGCAAAATTATGATAGGTTAGTTGTTCATCCTCGATGGTGTATCCCCCTCTATGCTGGCCTATCCAGCAATCATCATTGTGAGAAAATCCGACTTCCTCTCCAAAATGAGTATGTCCCCAGACCATATGAATTCTGCGATCATTTGCCCATCCATTGTACATCTGTCGAACCTCCTGATGCTTCCCTGGATTAACATCCGACCTTGCCGAAGTGGGATCATGAAGTCCAAAAACCCTTTGCCCTATACCCGCCCAAATGTATCGAACAAATGCCCTTCCTATCCATCCAGCCTGATCGCAGGCCCAATCCCCTCGATGACCGTGAGTAAGGAAGAGAATCTTTCTGGAAGGGAGTAAGAGTTTGAGAGCATCAGGATAGGGTAGAGATCCATCATGATTGCCCACCAATTGAATAACTCTTCTCTGCACTCTAAATTGTTCTATCAATTGGCACACCAAAGGATGAGCCCTTACAATCTCAGATGAGTCACCATTTTCCCAAAGATCAAGGTAATCTCCAAGAAGGATAAGAGTGAATCCTTGTCCAAGGAAACCCCCGACAACCGTAATAAAATCCTTATCATTCCCCCTAAAATCATCTGCCTCATCCCCAATTCCTAAATGAAGATCGGAAATGACAAGTGCCTTGAAGCCTGGAGGACAATTGAACTCAGCACAGTCTTGATACAGAGAATCAAGGGTTTTTTGGATTCGTTCAATGCTCATGGCTTTGTCCCTATGGGTGGCGGACTCTGTTTGATATAACTAAAAAAATTAACTGCAAATGGCCCTATAGCAATTACGAACAACTGCCATCCGTGTGGCGGAGTCGGTAGTGCAATAAGAACCAGAAGAATAGTTACTATTGCACTCGCACATGCTGAAGCCAATCCTTTTAACCATTCTCCCCAATTTAAGTTCATTCTACTTCACCTCCTTTTAGTAAATCGAAGTGCTTATCAGAATACGACCGTTATCAATAAAGTTGAGCTCAAGTACATTGTCACCAGCGGGTATACATCCATCCGGTACTGCTGGCGTAAAATACGATGGGATAAAAGGTAACTCTAAAATTCCATAATAAATGCTTCCGGTAATTTCACTTCTTCCCAGATACAGATATCCTGAAACGGGTGCGAACCTATATATGAAACTGGTACTGGGATCGACCGAAGTTATATATACTGATCCATAGGATTTGCTTTGTGGAACTCTGATTATATACGTCCTCTTTTGGCCTGTTACACCTTGAGTCATGTAATTTGTCAAACCCCAAGATAAAACCTGCGCATCCGGAGGAATGGGTATCGGTATTGGCGTAGGTGTTGGTATCGGTACAGGAGTCGGTATCGGGATCGGCACAGGGACTGGTGTTAACGGTTGAGTGGTAATAGTCACGATCCCCTGGGTATACTCCTTATTGTCAATTATCAGTTTTACCTGAGAAAATGCCATGATGGGAATCAACAAAATCAACATCAACACGGTAATCTTTTTCATGATATTCTCCTTTTAGCCTTCGAAATGGAAAGGATCAACAGGCGACTTCCATCTTCCTCCCCAAGTTCCTCCTCTTTTTTCCCATTCGGTGCCAAGGATCACATAAGAATCTTTGGGATTTTTTAGATCAAAGCCCCATCTAATCTCATCCTTGCTAACAATGAAATCTCTGTCAGTATCCACGATAACCATATAGTCCTTGGCTTGCCACGTTTGATGCTTTCCAAACTTTACTCCCGATCTCCCTGCATTGAATTCTATCAACTGATTTTCGGGTGAGCGCCAAAATGTAAAGCAGGCAATATAGATACCCGCCTCTTCATAAGCCCAGACTTCAAATTTTGCCGATTCAATGAAAAACTGGAGACGTGTCATTTTTACAATCCCGCCTTCCGGAGAAACCTCAGCGCCAGTTCGATTCTTTTGTGCAGGGAGGAGAACTCTTTTAATGCCTCCCCTATCGTAATGTGCCTTTTGACGAGTCTCCGGAAAACCCCTTCCATGCAGGAGGATGCCTGCCTGATCTGTTCCACGCATTCCCTTACCAATCGCAGCCTCCATATCAAAAAAAATATGGAGAAGCGGGCCTTGATCACTCTGAGTGTCCTTTCAAGCATTCCCATTTTTATTTTTGTTGTTCTTCTTTGCCACAATAATCTTTGTGAGAGTCAACACCAAAAAAATCCCTGCTCCGCTTCCTCCTCCGTAAATTCCAGCGTTCTTAGCAGCCTGGACTTTGATGTCCGTGATATTGTCGGAGATACCGTCTATTTTGTCTCTGATCACCTTTATCTGTAAAAAAATATCCTGGTCTCTCTCTTGCCCGGCCTTGAAACCTTCCTCAATCTTGCCCTGCCATTTTCCAAGTTCGTATTCATCGACTTTGGCATAGACTTTGTGGTTGGAAAGATAATAAAAATTGGTGAAAAATCCCACGAGAAGGGTAACCAAGCAAGACATGGCCAAAATCTTGTGACAGTGTAGTAGGTTCATTTTTTCGACCTCCTATATCTTCCACCCCTTGATGGTCAAAGCGATGGAGGTGAAAGTTGTGTTCGTCCCGTAATATTGAATATATCCGGACGCATCGCAGGCGACCTCCATGTCAGCGGAGATGTTGACCCCAGAAACCTGCGTCACGATTTCGGCTACATTGATGGCGTTCGCATTCCCCTTCTCTCTCAACCTGAACACGGATCCCGCAGCATCGTCCTGGACCGTCGCCTTGAATTTTATGAACCTCGCCTTTCCGGCCGGCACGACGGATGAGCAATTCAGATCCCTCCATGTCTCATCGGTAGTGAAGGATGTAAAGTCGACCGCCGCCGGATCGCCCCTGTCGACTTCGTAAGGAAGACCGGGAAGGATCAGAACTAGCATCTTCGTCGCCGTGATGGCGTATCCTATGATCTGAACATTGGCCAAAGGCTTGGTCTGAGTCAACGCCCCAGCGCTCGACGGGTCAAGATAGATCGGTCCCCCGATAGTTCCCCACGCCCATCCCGCATTCGTAATTTCTCCCATCCGGTGAATCCTGATCGTCCCGCTCCCGCCTTCTACCGCGATGCCATGGCACGGCTGCTTGGTTCCGTCTGCTTGGGCCTTCCACCATTTGCTATCGGAAGCTTTCAGGTACAATGCTTGGTAGGCGGTCACCGTCTCTCCGAGGATGCCAAGAATTCTCGTCGGCACCTGGTCATTAACGATCTGCATGTCCTGGGCAAGAACAGAATCCCAGCCCTGAGTCGAGTATTCTATGTCGTGGAGATCATACTTATCGTTTGAGATTGTCATTTTTCACCTCTCTTATGCGTTCTTTTCACAATATACCCAGACCAGAGGGGACTTATATATAATCCCGCCCTCCAAGCGGTAGTTCGACAAGTTAAAACCCACCTCACTTGCCAGAGACCCGTTGTCCGCAATGTTCATTGCCTGCGTGTATGTCCACGTAACAGCATCAATCGCACTTTGCGTCCTCTTCTTGGAAAATCCTGCCCAGACTTCAACCTCGAACAGTCCCTCATAATCATCATCCGCAAGAGCAATTCCGGGCATCCCGATCCCAGCCCCCTTGCCTCGGTATCTTGGATCCCATGTCAGGATAATGTCCGTGTCGTATCTCGCCGCAAACTGGCTTCCGTTCGCCATGAAATTGGACGGCGTGTAAGGAGCCAGAGCCCATCCATGAACTAACAGCGAAAGCTCGGTAGATTCTAAAATATCTCCCGACTTCCTTGCGTTGAAGGGGACAAATTTGAATTTCCTTACCACGTTGGCGATAAGCTCTGAATTTGCGATCGTCAGCATGGACGAAAGGAAAAAATAAAACTCCGTCCCCTCTGTATGAAGAACTCTCACCGTTCCATATCTTCCCCGAATCACGCCTCCGAGCTTGTACTGCTGACCGGTCAGCGGCGTGATGGAATGAAAGGAAATGATCTCTGTCCCCAGCAGAGCGATGTTCTTCTGCCCGCTGAAAACTTCCGACCATGTGACAGATTCGATGTCGTCTGCATCCTTGACAAATTCAACGATAAAGCCGACATCCTCATCGATCGGATTGGTGTCTTCAGGATATGACCCGACGAGCGTTCCGTAAGGAACGATGTTAGAAACTCGATTGAGAAACAGATAGGATGCCCCTCCATCGATACTCATATAGACATCAAAACCCAAATCCTGATCGCCTTTCCGACAGGCCGCCGGAAGAATGGATATATTTTGTGACAGGACGTAGGGAGCCTCTCTGACGGACTGGTGGTCGAAGGGATAAGCGGTGTAATCTACCCCCGGAGGCCTCAAGTCTCTAATCTTGGAGAACTCCGAAAAAGCGTATATCTTTGAATACATGTCCTCCATGCAATGCAGGACGATGGCCTCCGATTCGAGGCTCTCTTCTTCTATCTGGAGAATGCGGCACACCATCCCCGTGATCCCGTAGGGCGTATAATAAGCTTTGAAGCAGTCTCCAACCCGAAGGTTGAAAAGGTGCCGGTTGACCTTGATGTCGACCATCATGAAGGGGAACGACTGCTTCTGCAGTTCCTTCCTTCCCGCCCAGACCGCATTCTGGTTCGCCGTGAACATCCCGAACTGAATCGTCTTGCTCACGAGCCGACCCTGAACGTCTCGATTTCCAATATCGGTTGCTACGGGATCAGCAGTGGATTGCAGAATGTCTATCGCCATAGGCTACCACCCGCTCCTTTTAGCCATGCCGTACCTCGTCCTGAGCAGATCATACCAGTCCGCCCACTCCTTGATCTTGGGCCGCATGTGGTTATATATGATCAAATCGGCATAAGACCCTTTTGCGCTGTCATAACCATCAAAGCCATCCGAGTCGTGAGCCCCAGCGACGATGTATTTTAAGTCAGTCACCGGGAGGACAAAGGTGTTTTGAAACGCATGCAAGACTCCGTCATCCGTCACGACACACAGATACTGCGCCAAAGGATAATCCGAACCCGCTCCATTCCCCGACGCGCAGAAATAAAACACCCATCTTTGATCCAGCAAATAGCTAAGATACACATTTTCCCAATAAACATTATTATAATAAATACATGAACGATATTCCTTCCCCGAATATCCCATACCGAGAAAGAAAGGGTTAAAGCCAGTGTAAAAAGTAGTCCGACAAACATTGAAAAGATTACAATGATAACTTCCTATGTAATACCCAGGCCATGTTGCACGGTAGAAAATTCCCCAGCCAGGCATATTGTTGTCTTGGCCATGGAAGCTCATTGCTGCACCCAACTCCCCAAAGGCACAGTCACAATCCCCACCACTACTTGAGGCAAATCCTTCGAGCGTTTTCCAAAAACCAAGGTAGGGATTTAAAACATCTAAATCGGGGAATACACCTCCGCCCAAGCACCCGTTCTTTGCGCTGTTGCGGGCAATATCTCCTATCCCTTCATCAAACTTGTACCACGCAAGGAGATATGCATCCAAAATTATTCTGTCAGAAATCTGAGAATATTGGATTATCACTTCATTAATCGTCTCGATCCAAGACGGCCTTCTCAAGGTGGGTTCCTCCAGCATGTGCGACTCATCTACGGTTGGCAAATCGCCGAGCGTATAGTCTCCCCTGATCAATTTAAGATGAAACTTTCCATCGTTTCCATATTGAAGAATGGAGTCGATATGGGTATTGATCGTCTCGATGTAGGTCAATGCCGCCTGTTGATTGTCGAGAAGAAGACTAACTCCTAATCCATCCAGATGCAGTTGATTGGCGACGGCGATGAAATCCGCATCGTAAAGCCATACCGTGGGAAGGCCCGCAAGCTGGCTTAAAATGTAATAAATCGCATGGGCAGGATTGTAGTCGTATACCTGGATAACGTTCTTCGTAGAGAATCCCAGTACAGGAGACTTCCGGACGACAAAGACCATGGTGGGCATTCGGTTATAAGTGTTCATGAAGCAATTATCGAAAAAAGCATAGCACAATCCCCTCAGCGGAGAGTTCAAAGTCGCATCCGACAAAAGCTCGCCTATCGTCGAATTCACCGCATGGTCATCTGTTCCAAAATAAAGGATCATACTGCCCATGCCCGGTATAGCGATGGTTTCTTGGCCACCGGAGATGGGCCGGACGACTTCTCCCTCCCAGATCACCTTGTCGTCCTTGAAAATCGTATAGATAGTGTCGATGGGGCCAAGGCAGATTCCGAGAACCCAGGAGGCGTAATATTTGTACCCTACGAGCTGCTGCTGCGAACCGCTAATGCTTCCGCCAGATATCTCCACGTATTGGGGTTTAGCCTTCTGTTTTCCATAGGTCACAAGAAATCCGGTTATCTTGACCGTTCCCAGGGCATCTGCGATCGGCATCCCCACCGTGTTAGGTGTGAACTGAAAGGGTTGAGCCGGAACGCCAACGGACCGAATGTCAGGGGCCGTAGGGCTGATGATGTTTCCCACCGTATAGCCGATAGCCGCACCGTATAGCGCACCCATGACGGCAGTAAGACCGGCATATGGCCCGAGGACGAACCCGATGGCTAAACCTAGTATTCCACCCCCCCATTGCCCCGCAGTGCTCATCTCAGAATCCTATAGGCGAACTTCATCCGATTTAAAAAATAACGATCCTTGACATTCATTCTGCACACCCCTATGTTTTCCAGGGCCTGGTAGACATACCCGTCGAAAAAGAATCCGGCGTGAGAAGCCGCCTTTCCGAAATAGCTCACGATGATGTCGCCGTTCAGCAGCTCGCCCAGGCTGATCTTTTTCAGCAGCTCACCCAAGTCGATCTTTTCAACCTTGAGTTCTCTCTTCAGGCCTTCCGACACCAATTCCCTCGTGTTGTGAAGATGCCAGTCTCTTGGATAATCGGGAATCAAGTCCTTCCGCCATTTCAAAAGCCCAAGTTCCTCCGACACCCTTAAAACGAAATGAATACAGTCCGTACCAAGATGCTTCACACCGCAGCGGTGTCTCCAAGGAGTTGGAGGATCAAGCCATTCATCAAGAATGATCTTCAATCTTTTTTGGTTCTCCAAATCATCGAAATAATATTCTGTCATGGCAGCACGATTGCCGGGTTCTCCTTCGGTATGAAGGGGAACCCAAGAAAATGCTCGATGTTGTTCGTCAAAAACTTGTCCCTGCACGTCTCCGCTCTTCTGTCGCAGCCAGGATAAGCATCGACCGAATCGTCATCTTCCAGGTCCGTCATCATGTAAGCCATCGTAATGGTGTCTCCTGCATGAGCAATGATAGTTCTCTTTTCTGTTCCGGGAGACTTCGGAGGAAGTCGCTCGTATTCGACCGATCCGCCGATAAAGTATCCATTGGGGAATGTCGCAAAATCAGCAGCGGTAAGCTGCGTCAGGGTCGTATCTAGGGTCACTATTGTCGTGACCTTATAGGTAGGAGACTTCACCAGTTTACATCCATCGTCAAAAAGCCTATGGTTGCAGTTGATCTGATACCGAAAGACTGGGACAGGCATGTTCAAAAACTTCTCGAAGCCAACGCACTGGATCTCAGCCGCTACACCCTTGAACGAAACGCTTTTTATCTGTCCAAGGAACACCACGCTTGGTTCGAGAGGAACTTGGTCCCGGTGTAGCCTCATAATCGACACCCAGATTATCTCGATGGGGTTGATGGCGATGTATTTCAGGACTGGATTCTCCACATATCCCGCTTGGATAGCGCACTCCGTCGCCTCTAATTGGCTATTATATTTCACCATGCTTCTTTGCAGCGTGGCCGGAATATAAGGTTTTCTGTCCTCCATAGGTCCGTCTGACGGATAAGTCAACTCCGCATCTCCACTCGTATAGTACCAATGCTCTCCCCCCTCCGTCCAAATGTGGTACAGTTCAACCGGCTTGATCTTGCCCGCCGTTTCCGCATCGATATAATCCTGGGTTATGGTCATGACGGCCTTTCCCCCAGGAGAGTCCGAAACGAAAGGCTCATCCTTGCCACCTCCGGCGTCAAGTATTCGACCTCGATTTCATCTTGGCCGAAGCGACAAAAAAGAAGAAAGCATACCAAAAGCCGTTTTATGGAAGATTTCGGACAATCTCTCCCAACAACGTCGTCGAGATTTATTCGGGTATCGGAGGGAGCGGCGACGATGTCGTTCCACACATATGTATCGTCGGGCCAAATTGTGATTATCGACTTCCCCATCTCGTTTCCAAACCAATACAACGGGTAATTGATCGAGTCTATGTGGAGATGATCATCAGAGGCGAGAAAGCCCTCCGTCAGATGTATGTCCTCCTGCCAGGAAGGAAGCCAGAATCCATCCAGACGGCCCATTCTGGAATCGAAGAAATCGATGTGCTTTTGTATCTCCGATTTTTTGTAAGCGAGGTACTCATATTTTAAAGGAAACATCGTCTCGGTATAATGCGACAGCGGAGTCGTCTTTCCCAAAAAACCGAGCAAGTTATAAGGGTGATCGAATCCATCGTCGATGCCCACCCAATTCGGCTTTATGTTGAAGATGGGCACGCCCTTATATGCATCGAAGCCAGCCGCAGTCCCTATCTTTCTCGTGATTGTGCCGTCGAATTCCTCCGACGCCTCTATGTCGATTTGCCCGATTGCGGAATTGAGCATCTTCAGGGTCTGAGTCGGTGCGATTCTTGTTTGCAGGAGAGGATACACGGAAGTTCCTGTGGGCCACGTGTGGCTGAGATCATTATGCAACGTTATGCGGGTCTCCGTAAGATCGTCTATTTTCCACGTCTCCATAAGGCTTCGAGAGCCGACCATTGCCATTCCGCCAATCTCAAAGTTCCGATACAAAGTCGATCCGACATCAAGAATCTTTTGTCCGGAGGCTGCTACAACAACCAACTCTGTTTCGTCTTGCCAGAATGGAATTCCCCAAACTCCATAAAGATTCTTGTAAAGATTCCCCTTGAATAAGGAGCTCTCTTGTGCATTCAAGGTAAGCATCGAAAAAAGGAGCGACCGACGAGGCCACGTAAAAAGGGAACTCCTCTGCTCACCCCCCCGAAGATTGCCTCCGATAGTGGTTCTCCATCCCCTCTTGTATTTCACCGATTCCGCCCAATTGGGAATCATGAGGGATTCTTCTGACATTTCAAACGCTCCTTATTGAAGAATCTTTTTGACCACCATCGCCCTTGAACTTAAAACGTTTAATATCGCATTCTGACCTCCGGCGGAAGCCAGATACCGATCCAGTTCCCTCGGATCGACCACGTTGATGATACTCAAAGCGGTTCTTTGATCGATGGACGGCGAAATATTCGAGACTAAACCCCCGGAGGCAAAAGCCAAAGAAGGCTGCGATCTTGATGACAACCCGATCAGTTTCGATATGTCCAAGAGACCTTCGTTGATCATCGACATGAATCCCGGGCCATATTTCCTTACGGCAGATTCTTGTATCACGTATTCTCCAGCAGTGGCTCGGATGGGTACGACATCCTTACCAGATGGGCCGGTTACGGCTCCTCCATGCTGTAATACACTGATGATGCCGGCCTCGCCTATGAAGCTTCCCACTGTAGTCGTTGTACCTCCACCACCTCCTACTAAACCAAGAAGCGCACTCAACCAGCTTCCACCTCCGCCTCCCCCTGCCGTCCCGTATCCCAGGGATTTGAGAATCTCCATCTTGAGAATGAGCATCCCTATGTCGACAAGCATGTTCATGACGTTCTTCGCCATGTCGTCGGCAAATTTCTTGAAGGCATCCTTCGCCGACATCGTCCCGCTGGTGAGATTATCGAAGAAGGACTTGATCGGATTGGTGACTGCGTTTAGAAAATCATTCACTGCATTCTTTCCCATCTGAAACGCCGTCGGCAGTTGCTCCCCAACCTCCTTTACCCCCTTCTCCCATCCCTGGATGAATGTACCCGTTCTCTCCTGTGACTGTAAAAACAAGTCATTTACCTTTCCCTGGGATTGGGCGATCTGAGTTAGAAAGTCGCTATATTTCTTTGGGTCGGTAATTTGGTCCACCAGGACGAGCCTCTCTTTTAGCTTAGCCTGGAGGTCTACCTCAAGACTGATCTGCTCGTTTATGGCCTCAACAGGCCCCATGGTCAACTCCTTGCGGGCCATGTCGATCATTATCTTTCTTCTGTCCTGCAATCCGTTGAAAATATCCAAATTAAGATCAGCCAGCTTTTGGATGTCGTTGTATCGATCCCTCTCTATCCCCAGAAGATCCTTTTCAAGCTTGGCGGTTTTCTCCACAATCTGGGCGTAGAGGTCGCCCTCCTTGGCTATGTCACCCCTGGCGTCAAGCTCCTGCTGAAGGTTCTGGATTTCCGTCGTCCCGATAGCAACAACAATATCCCTTCTCTTGGCGTAATAAAGCTCTACCGTTATCCGGTTGCGCTCGAAAAGGTCCTGCAACCTATCGAGATAGGACTGCTGGATCGATATCTCCTCTTTCGTTGAAGCCGCCGCAAGTGCAAGAGTGCGTTCCTTCTCTTTTGTGACCCGATCCAGATTGATCTTGTCGACCTCTGCATTATATTTCCCCTCGGCCACCAATTCCGCCTGCCTGATCTTCTCTTTGATGGCCGGTATCTCCCTTATCTTCTTGTCTGAGATCGCTGCCGCTACCTCGGCATTCTCCTGGGCCTTTAAGGATGCCAGGGTGTTTTTAAGCTCCATTTCGGCCTTGTCACGTTGGAACTTCTGGTCGATCTCAAAGGTATCTTTGGCGGCCAACATGGCTTCCTTTAGTGCTTGACTATGCTGGGCTTCGAGCCCGAGCATTTGGATCTGACCGGTGGCATCAACCCTGGCCTTTTCGGCATCGAGGCGGAGCTTCGTCAGAGCCTTTTGGAGCTTGTCCTGATCGCTAATCTGCCTATCAATCCCTGCCTTTCCTTCCTCGATAGCAAAGACAGCTTTGGTAGGGGTAGCACCTGTAGATGCCACTTTAGCCACAATCGGCGGAGCTTTTGATACCAAACCAAAGAATTCCCCGATTGTCGTAGTTATGCCCTTCATTGTGGACCAAGTGGATTCCAATATCATCTGCCATGAAACAACCAGTCCCACCTGCTTTTCCATCCCACTCAGAAATAGGGGTAAGGCGTCTACAACAAATGTCCCAATTAATTCTTTCCCCTCTTTATATGTCGAAGCCAATTTTTGCATTTTTTCGTAATTATTGGGGATGGTGACATCGCCGAGAAATTGCATCCTGGTCTGAGTTTGTCTTAGAATCTCCTGGACCATCGCCGATTGTTTGCCGAATTCAGTAATCATATCCACATCTATTTTCATCTTATCGGCATATCGCTCGAAGACCTTCTCCATCTCCATCGGGAAAGCCTGTTTTAGCAGACCTCTTGCCGCGAAGGTCAGGACGGCCCTTGTGATAAGCTCCATCGCTTCCTCAACGCCAATCCCCATGAGCCTCGCCCCGACCCTTGCCGACTCGAATAATCTGACGATATCGCCCGCAGGTATACCGGCGACAAGAAGTTTGTTGGCCACGAGCATAATATCCGTGCTGTCCTCATATACACCGGAGATCTGCTTGATGTCGGCAATCAGCTTTTTCCCATCGACCCCGATTGATTTAGTGACATATCCAAACGATTCTGCAATCGCCTCTGCTTTTGCACCAAGTTCCGCCCATTGAAATGCCTTCGATATCCCCGCATAAGCGGCATAGGCCGCTGCAGTGAGGGCGACCCACTCGGTCTTTAACATTCCGAGCGTCCCCTTCATCGATTCGACGTGGGTCTTGGTCTGGTCGGCGGTCTCCTTGGTGGCCTTCTGCACATCCGCAAGCTGCTTCTTGACCTCTCCAACTTCTCCTATGATCCTGATTATTAGCCTGGCTATTTCTTGATCAGCCATGTCACTTCCTCTTCTTCTTAGACCATTCCTTGAGCATCTTCATCTGCTCCTTCGACGAAGGTTCCACACCCGTTCCAGGTTCCCTTATCAAATAATCCACGTATTCCTTCCACATTCTTTTGTCTGCTCCAAAGGCCCTGTTCACGGCGACGGCAAGATCGAGCAATTCCCTCTTTCTCCGCCTCTCTGCGACCCTGACGAAAAGCTCAACCTGATCCATTGTGAGCCGGTCAAGTATGTCATCGGGTTCCCCGTATCCCCTGAAAACAAGCAGATCGACGGCCTCGCTTAGCGGGTCTCTTATGCCGCCAGGCTTCTCATCTCCCGTGCGAGGCCAGACAAGTTTTTTATTCGGCCCATATTTTGAAGGATGATGAGCAAGGCCACCTTCAGCGTCTTGTCAAACTCCCAATCCAAGACAGTGTCCAACTCGTCTCCTGTCGTCCTTACCACAAGCTCGGGGATGATGGGAAAAACGAGTCCGAGAAGATCAAGAATCTCATCTATTTTTTCGTCCGGCTTATCGAAAAGCTCTTTGAGGTAATCCTTCTTGATTCCCTTCTCCTTGAACTGGGTCTTCAATTCCCTGAACCAGGGTAGCAAGGCCGTGAACTGTCGGTACGTCCACGGCTTCAGTTTTACCCCTGAGACGGCAATCTCAGGGAACAGGACTTCCATCTCGTCCTTTTTGGATTCCTCTTCACCCATGCCACAACCTCCTATCTGTTATGACTCACCAAGCAGGGTATAGTCGAAGTACGGGGATTCAGGGTGATTTGCCGCATCGTTCAGACAGGTGAACTCGAATGCCATCGTACCCAGAGCGGTGTCGTCGATCAACCCCACGTCGCCAGTCGGTCTGAGTCTCACCTTCCACGCCTGGAAGTGGTACTTCGGCCCCTGATCATTGGTCGGCCAGAGTTCAAGTTGTCCTTCAACCACCGCGGCCGTCATCCCATGAATTGAATAGCTTCCGACTTCGCCGAAAAGTGCGATGCGAAGATTCTCCCTGTCGAACTCCTCAAGGGTAAACTTCCCGATGATCTTTTGGGAGACGGGGATGATGTCATCAAGCCTTTTTATGTTCTCCCGCGCCGTGTAGTGCTCGATCACCTCCTCGGTCGGGGTCAGGGCCATTGAGGGAACATTACCCAAATCCCTCAGTCCTGTCGGCAGTCCGTCGGCATCGAACCTGTCGAAGCTGACGATCCCCTTCCCGAGCCTCAGTAAACCCAAGTCGTGTGATTTTAGTTCTACCATTTTCTTGACCTCCTTTTTGATTTGGCCTACTTTGCCCAAAAGAAAAACCCGTCCCTCGCTCGTGCACGAGAAAACGGGCTTTTCAATAACTTTGGGCTTATCCCCAGTGACGTGGCCAACGTATGGGGATTTTTATTTAACTGCTAAATGATTCTTCTATATCCCCCTTCCCTTTCTAATAACTATATGGATTCCCGTAATTGTGCGCTATCATCACCGCATATGTGGAGACCGCCATCCCCGCTCTGAACTCGTCGTCGTAATAGAGAATGTCGTCCCCCGTGCACTCAATCTTAACGCAAGGCTTGGTTCCCATAAGCGCCAAAAGCTTTACTTCTATATCCGCCTGCAAAGCCTCACCCACCACGTCAACACTATCCATGCCCGTCCTCTCTATCGATGTCTCCACCTGAAGATCGAACTCAACAAATTGTACCCTATTGTCCCTCCTTTTCCGGGATGCGAAATAGGCGAACCTTATGAACGGAGCCTTGAAGTTATCTCTATCCGTGGGTACGGTCGGTCTCCGCTGCACGTCATGACTCGATTCAATCACGGTCTTCAGAGCCGTCTCTACCATGTCCATGAATGCAGTCTTTGCGGGTTTTGCCATCAATTACCCTCCTAAAATGTTCACGCCAATCCCCTGCAAGTCACCCATGACCTTGAGGCTAAAAGCGGCAACTATCTCCTCGGGATGGACTCTGGCTGGGATGGACACGCTTTCTTTCAATAGGAAAAGCGGGACTATTTTTGTCTTGAATTCCCCCGCTCTTTTGCCCTTGACGAATTTCTCCCTTCCAAAAATTATCAGATTCCCTTTTTTGCTCTTGGCCACGAATGTCTGACCCCACACCGAATCGCTCGGAGCCGGGGCCTTTGTGAGTCCGGCCTTCGTCTTGGCCGCTGGCAACGGGATTGTAAGAAATTTCTTATTTTTGGCCGTGATTACGGTCGAGCGATTTCCCCCCACATGGACTCTTGCATATCTCCCGGCTGGCGTTCCTCCCCCTCTTGCGATGTCTCCCCCGATTGACACCCCTGCCTGGACGGACTCATCCTTGACTTCCGATTTGATTGGAACTACCGAAGCCCTCAATGCCCCAGACCTGACGCTTATCGATGTACCGCCTGTCGGTCCGCTCATATGCTCCGTCCTGATGAACTTCTGAAGCCATATCGAATCAAGATCAAGGACCCTGATAAGCTTCTTGACAAGACCAGGGTAGACCTGATCGATTTTGCTCTCATAAATAATATCCGTCATGCTATCGATATCCTCTTGAATTTATCCAATACGGCTTGGACTTCCAGGAGAAACTGTTTGATATCTGCCATCTTCGATATCGAGCCATCTGGATAGGTGACGGTCGATAGCCCCAGATCCTTCCTCCGCCTGAACCTGTAGCTAATCTGCTTAAGAAGAGCCATTTTTAGGCTTCCATTGATCGTGTCAGAGTCATATCCCCCATCGTACTTCACCTTTATGACCAGCCTGCCCCTGAGAAACGCTCTGCATCCCTCAAAAAATGTGTCGTCCCAGTACCTGTCCATCCAGGCGATGCCACCCGATCCTATGTCTTTCGGATTTCCGATCCTGAGTATTCCCCTTTCGGTGTAGACCTGGTATTCGCTGGGGTCGATCAGGGTGGATGAATCGAAGGTTCTTGATAGATCCTCCCACACCGAGACGTTGCTGATATTCAGATGGGGAAGCATGAGATAGCTCTTCCCGCCATCAAAATAGGCAACCTCATCTGTGACACCTTCAATCTTGGCGTCCATATACCCCTCGGCCTCCGAGATCACACCATCGATATAATGTTGTAATTTTTTATCAGAAGAGGCGTCATCATCCGGCATATCCAACTCGTCCTTAGCATCTTCGAGCAAAATCAGGCTCATGGGTCCCTCCAAAGTTAAGAAAGAATCTGTCTAATGAATATCTTTAAGTCATCCTCTGCGATTTCCGTGTTGCTCAGATTCAAGCGTACCCTCAAACTGTAGTCCTCCCCAGCTGTTCCTCCTTTGACTTGAATCAAGATTTTCAATCCGCTCTTAGATGATGTTCCTATCATGTCAGTTTTCTCTGTGCCCTCGCTGTCAAAAATCTTAGTTTCGGCAGAAGATATACTTGCCCCTGTCGGGACGGCATCGGTGCAATCGATTTCAAGAATCCGGATCTCCGCCGGTTGCTTGAGCCAATTCTTAGGGTTCATCTTTATTCCTCGTCTATTTCTCGAATTTGAAAATGGGCCTGCTTTTAAATGAAAATTTGAGCGGCTTACCTTTGAACCTCAAAAAGATGGTGCCGGCCAAAATCGCCACGTAATTCTTTATCTCCCGGACTATTCCGGAGAACGATATGCTTCCATGAACGGACCTCTCCCCCACAAACTTGCGGATCACTTTACCGGATGAGAAGACCAAACCCGTCTCGATTCTCTTGTAGACCACTTTCCTGACAACAACTCCCCCGGCCCACGAAAGAGTCCCCACAACACTTCTTAAAATTACAACGACATTTTTAAGTGCTTGGATTATTCCGGAGAACAATATACTGCCGGAAAGGAACCGTCCACCCGCAAACTTCCGATAAATGGCCCCAGATGATAGCAATGTTCCAACGTCCATTCTCTTCCCTGAAAACTTTCTCAATAATGTGCCTGCCACCCAAGAAAGGGAACCCGCCTCAACCCTATTCCCTTGAAACTTGCGGATCAAAGAACCTGCTTCCAACGCAAGTATCCCGACGAGGCTACGAACCACACTCCATTTTCTTGTTACTGTCCCATAGGTCCACGATAGATTTCCAAGGATAATTCTTGCACCTAAAAACTTTCTTCCCACTGTTCCCTGTGCCCAAGATAAAGCTCCAGCCTCGGTTCTTTTACCTGAAAACTTTCGAGAGGCTGTCCCTCCCAACCACGATAAACTTCCCGTGAGCTTGCGAGGAGCATTGTAAATTCTTCTCACTGTTCCCTGTGCCCAAGATAAAGTACCAGCTTCCCTTCTTCCTCCGGCGACCTTCCTTACAACCGTTCCCGTAAGAGGCATCTCAATCTCCAAAGACAAACATTTTCTTTCCCCAGTGGGCACACTTCACACCGCCATGAACCCACACCTCGAAACCAGCATCACGTGCACGCTGGCAGTACCCCCAATCTTCAGAAAGATATTCCTGATTATAGATAAAAGGCATATAGAGTGCCCATGCCTTGTCTCCGCTAACATTCCGCTTGTAGTGCAGTTCGGGATATTTCTCAATCATCCCCTCGACAACTTTTCTTTTGACCATAAAACATCCAGTCGAGACATATATAGCTGGCGTCAAAAGTCCATGAACCAAAACATCGTTCCATGACGGACCATCCACAGGCAACCGGACTGCGGCAACGGGATTATCCTGCTTCAGCCGATATATCCCCGCCACGATGTCCTTATCAGCCTTCGCAAGCGTGGTCAACGTGTCGGGTGCAATTGACACATCGTCATCAATCGAGAAAAGATAGTCCGCCCCCTTCTGCATGAAGGAAACGAGGTCGTTGTTTCTGGCACGGTCAATCAGGCTGTCCCCCATCTGTGGAGGAAAAACTGTATCAAACCCATGTTTGGCAGCATCCCTCATGGCATCCTCTATCGAAAGAACGGTCGCCCACTCGGGATTCCGATTGCTGCAACAGGAGATGAAGATTTTCTTTTTTTCTTTCCCAAACATAAAACCTCACGTCTTATTAAAAGTGTTTCCTCCAATGTCCCTCATCACTTCCCACAGTTCAACAGCGTTGCGAACCAGTATGACATGGAGCCAATGAATCTTGTTTCCGGTTCCCTGCTTTATGTACTGCTTCATCGTTACCGATACTGCTGTAAATCCTGCCCAGAAGCACTCGAAAAAACTCTCCTCGCTGAATGCCCTGCAATGGGTCGGATCGCCCCACGCATCGGAAGAAAGATAGTAAGGAACGATGACATTCAGCACTCCCTTATATTTAATGATCCTTGCCAACTCCCTCTGCATCGCTCTGAGATCAGGCAAATGCTCAAGAATGTGAGAGGCCCATACCATGTCGAGAGAGGCCGATTTGAATGGAATTCCTTGCCGAATGTCAGCCATGACGTTGCACGGCTTCGTAATGTCAAGGTTCACCCAGTCACGATCATAACGATAGTCATTTCCGCATCCTAAATTTAGGCGCACTTTCTTTTCTCCGAATCTTCAAGTTGCCATAATCCCGCATGCAGTTCACGATGACAATTAGCGCAAAGAGGAATAGTTTTTGACAATTCTATTAGCCTTTCCTCCGTAACTTTTTCTCTTAAAAATTTGCTAATCATCATCTCTTTTTTAGAGGGTTCTCTATGATGATAATCAATGGCCCCATAATGCGTGTTATATCCGCATTTTGCGCATGTTAAAAAACCCTTATTATGCAAAATATCTAACCAAAGCTCCTGGTTTCTTCTTTTGCAAAATTGAGATGCCTGCTTTGCCTTTTCTTTATTGTCGATATAATACTTTTTACAATACAGATGACGTTTCTCTTTATTCTGTACATTCCATTTCTTGGTTCTTTCTTTAACTAAATCTTTGTGAGACAGATAATAAAGACGGTTCCATCGTTTAGTTTTTTCTGGATTTATGGAACCCAATTTTTTGCCTGCTGTCTATTTTCTTCTTTATGAGCAAGGTAATAGACACGTCGCTTTAATTGCTTTTCGGTCATAATGCTCCCGTTGTTATTTCCAGATAAACCATTCACAGAAATAGCAAATTCACTTTATGCCTCTGCGCTAACTGATAATTCATAAATGAACTGCACGGTATCCAGATTTATTACAACCGGCGCATTGGGCACAAGGTTCCTGTCCATCATGGTTCCACCTGTTGCAACATTGAACAGACCCTGCTCCTGAACGGTATAGCCTGCCGTAGCTGTGATGGTGGCTATGGACTGATAAACGCCAGCCCCATTGTTCTGCTGATTTCCCGCTACCCTCGTCTCCCTCGAATTATTGAGGGCAGTTCCAGCATTCGATTCGGCAGCCGAGTTGTCGCCCATGTCGTGGAACCTGAAGTTGGCGAAAGCCGTATTAGTAGTTATCAGGGAGGCAACCAGATAGTTGGCAAACGCCGTCGTCACCTTCTTGCAACTCACCAGCCCGTAGTCGTCGCAGTGCCAGATGTACCCCCGCTTCCTGAAGACCTTCACCCGCAGAAACCCTAACAACTCGAGGACTCCCGCCGGATGAGTGTGCCGGATGGCTTCGTAAATCTCCGCCTGCTCCACGCCCTCGGGAATGATGCCCCTTCTGACCAGCCGCCCTATTTTGTTGAACCGGACATTACGACTGAGCCTTTTTGTGATATCCTGAAACATTGTCGTTCCTCCTCTCCTGCCAGCTTCCTTCTGACAAGCTCCCTCTTTTGGATTTTGTTACTGAGCCTTCTACCTCGAATATCGAGGACATAATTCCCATCCCTGACCGCCTTTAAACGCCTGGGACAGGGATTCCATATTCTTAACAGCCCGATGAGGATCAGGTATAAGATTCTCCAAAATGTCTTTTTGGGTTCGTAAAGAGTCATAGATCGCTCCTGTAATTTTTCTTTTGGCAGATGCCAATCTTTTAACCGTTCCGCCCACCCATCCTACGGCTCCGGCAACTGCTCGCGGATAATTTGTGGGGGCTGTATAAGTAATAATCAATTTAGGGCACAACGAGGGATCTGTTGTATAATCTCTGCTATAAAAAAAAGCCATAGATCCGCTTCCATCCTCTGTTCCATCTTTAATTAAAAAGTGACCCACTTGGGCATGTACGGATTGAAAATGTTGAACCAAAGCCAATACATTCCAGGACATCCAACCATAAGAGGCCGGGACTGCAAGAGAGGCTCCATTGCCAGTCACATAATCTCCGCCAGCCGCTGCCCAGTTGTTTCCAGTTTTATAAATATCCCAAGTAGATTGCAATTCGACCCATCCAGTTTGTGTTAATTCATATGCCCAATAAGTTCTTCCAACGGGATTTGCACCTTTAGCGTAATAATATAAATCCAATTCTGCGGCTGATATTATTGCATCAGCGGGCAGTGATGAAAAATCAAATTTGATTATAGTTCTCGTCGTGTTATTCGAGACATATGGGCCAACAGCAATGTATGTTAAATTTCCATAATTTATTGTTGAGCCAAGTTGATATAAATAATTGTCTATAATAGATGGTTGAACTATTAATTCGCTCACTATCTAATTCTCCCTATAGGGAAGCCATGAAGCCAGGAATTTTCATTCCTGCATTCCTGGTTTCCTTATTGAATCTTGATCTGTGGCACATTATTCGCATCACGGAAAATAATGATGCTCTTTAGAATAAGCTCAAATGCTTCTATCCAATTTGTTGGCACCACAACTACTCCCCCTCCAAAGTATGATTTTAGGAATGTGTTGAATGGATCAATTACAGAGACCTGAACCCTTTGCCGAAGTGCTGGCACTGTTAAATCATCCTGAAGGGGAGGATCTTCGTTCATGGCTCCGCTATTAAACAAAACCTCCGGTTCGGCAACTTGCCAATCCCCCCTGATTAATTGAACCCAGAGTACTGTAACCATATCCGACACTTTTGAAACAATTATATTGTAGGTTATATCCTGCTGAACGAACGATTTAAGAAAAGTCTTTCCTGGTTGTAAGATCATTTTAATTCCTCCTTCTTATGATTAATCGGCATCTTTTTTGATGATAATATCGTAATGCTTACCACCCTGGTCAAAACCGATAATGAGATTTCGTCCTGTGTTCATAGGTTCTCCTTTCTACGACTTTGAATGATTAAAAAGCATTTCCCTCACTTTCGCCATCACGTCCCCCACGGTTATAGACCTCATGCACTCGTTGGACTTGCAGACCTGAAAGGCCGACGTGTCCTGGCACGGGACACACTTTTGCCCGGCCTGAATAATCCTTGATCCTTTCCCCCTTGGAGCATTCTTGGTAGGCAAAGTCGGCCCGAACATGGCGATCAGCGGCACTCTAAGAATGTCGGCGACGTGCATCAACCCCGTATCCGTCGTGACGAGAAGATCAAGCTGAGAGATTACTTTCGCTGTTTCCAGGATGCTCAGCTTCCCGGTGTAGTCCGCCGTCATCTGCACGTCCTTTGGAATTTCGTTCTCCCTTCCGAGGCCCACCGTCGATCCCCCAAAATACAGATTGAGCGATTCGGAGAGTCCCCGAAAGTGCGGCCACCCCTTCTTGTCCCAGTAGTGGGTCGATGTCCTGAAGTACCCGTTGCACAGCCCGATGATCGGCCTTGGGAGGTCAAGAATCGGTTTGTCAGCAAGAGGGAAAATTACCTGCGGAACCGGCCCCTCGTATCCCATGGCATACGCTATGTCCATGTAGTGGTCGGCCTCATGAATCATCGAAGACCTCCAAGATGGCTTGGGGGTAATCCTCTTCTTCATGTTGCTGAGGAAAACATAGAGCACATCGGATTGGACTCCATGCACGGAGAGATACCAAAGGTCGTATTTCTTCTCGTCTATCCTGTCTCTGGGCCAACTCAAGACCTTGTCGATAACCGGCCACGCCTTGCAAAGCTCTTCCACGGCTTCCCTCCGACTATCCGACCATTCATCGGTTAGGCAGATGTCTATCTGTTTATTCTCCGTCATGGATGCGACTGCTTGGAGTGCTGGCATCATCATGCAATAATTTCCACAACCGTTCGAAAAGTACGCCAAAGCAGAAGATTTCACTTGACTTTTCCTTTTTTAAATGGTACCATTCATTTATCCATTCTAAATCATAAAGGAGACCGAAATGCCTTCAAAAAAATGTATAATTTGTGGTGAACTTTTTTCTGTATTGCCTTATAGAACACAAACAGCAAAATACTGCTCTGTTTCTTGTGCACATTTGGGCATGAAAAAAAATAAAGAATTGAATTGTCTAATTTGTGGAAAATTGATAAAAAGAAATTCAAAACTTTTTTGTTCATGGGAATGCTATAAAACCTATAAGACTCTTCATCCTTTAGAAAGAAAATATCCCATGAAGAAAATTTGCATAATTTGTGGGAAGCTTTTTTCAATAGATCGGCCCACAGATAAAAAATACTGCTCAAAAGAATGCAAAAGAAAAGGATTAGCCGCAACTCATAAGAGAGGACCTGAAAGAAAAAACTGGCAAGGCAGATGGAAAGTAAAACGGGGATATATAGTGCTTGCCATCTCTGGATTATCTCCTGAAGATCGAGCAATTGCTGAAAAAATGAAAGATTCATGTTATAACCTTTCTGTTCTTGAGCATCGTCTCATCATGGCCAAACATCTTGGCCGCCCACTCAAAAGGGGAGAGATTGTGCACCATAAAAACGGGATTAAAGACGACAATCGTCTTGAAAATTTGGAACTCACCTCTCTTCATAAACATTCAAACACCATAGTTTTCGGAAATCATAAAATCCGCTGCCCTCAATGTGGATTTTCCGCAGAAGCAAATGAATTCTCTATTGAAAAATAGCCTATCGCCTTCGATGTTTCCTCTCTTTCAATTTACCCCCATATAAATCATGTCTGAGAATTTCGTTTGATTCTCAACTAAATATTTTGGGAATGTGCCATCGATGGAACCGTAATAAACGATTCTATTTTCGGATCTTCCTGAAATGTGGAAACCCTCGTTTACCATTCTCGTTATTCTTTCCCGACCCAGAAACTTAGAGGTATCCCATTTTCTGTCGGGTCTATGAAAGGCACGGGCCTTCTCGATGATCCTGTCAATCCCGCCTATCCAACTGAAATGCCATGAGGCGTTTTTCATCACCGTGGATCGTCTTTTCGCACCATTATTTTTCCCATCATAGATCACTCCGACTCTCAGGTCATGACAGGTCTTGTAATGGGACAGCAGATCCCCGTATCGACATGCGACCGGAGCAAGGGGGTAATCCCTAGCTGCAAGACCATTCAGATAGTAGTAATAGAGCCAGGCCTGCATCAGGACGGGCCTTTCCATTTCTTTCAGCATCGGTATCTTTGATGCCCTCGGTATCTCATCGGCATCCGAGACTATGATGATGTCGTCGTCCGTGGCCTTGTCTTTTATTGCATCGAGGATCATATTTCTCTGCTTGATCTCACACTCCTTCTCGGAGAGATGCGGATACGGCATCGTCAAGGAGATAATCTTATCAAGGAACGGTTCAAACAAGTCCCTGTTCTCAGCGAAGTAAAGGGGCTTCTTCGTCCCCCTTCGTGTCGCATCGGATTCAACGAGCACAAAATAGTCAACCACATCCGAAAGCTCATGCAGCCTGATATCAAGCAACCGAAGCTCATTGAAGAACGGGAACGTATCGAAGACTTTTGGCATATTTAATATTCTCCCCTGCCTTTTAAGTTTTCATTTGGAACTGCAATGCCTCGTCCACTTGCGGCGAGGTAGTTTACAGCTTCCTCCATGTCGAATTCTCCGACTGCCCAAGGTGCCTCATCAGGGGAATCACCATCACATCCTTTTTTTGCAGGAGACTGCAATTGGGGGAGGCTGAGCCCTTGTTGAACCGGGACTGGCTGAAGCACCCCGTGAACCACACGTCCATGTTGGAACCCTTTCCATTGTCGGGAAATCCAGTTTTTTGGCCGTCCGGATTGAATCTTGGAACGGGGCCTATCGATTTCCAGAACGACTTCTCGGCGATGGCGTTCTGGAATGCCTGGGAAGATTTGAGCATCACCGGATAGCCCTTCCATTTGATCTTTTCCCTTACCGGATGCTCTGGGGAGTCGCAGCCGGAAAAGAATCCGATGTTATGGGTCCCCTTCAAATCCTGGTATGCCTCGGTCAATATTTGAGCCCACAGGGGGTCTAAAATCTCAACATCGTCCTGGTGGTAGCAGAGATACGGGAACTCACCGTAAAAGGAATTGTAGGCTTCCACCTCGGCCCACAGCATATCAAATCCGTACCGGATTCCGTTTCTTCGCTTGCTTAGAGTCATATGGACAATATGCTCATCCTTCAGGCCCATCAGGTATTCAGGCGTCCCGTCGGTCGAGCAATCGTCTATGATGAAAAGCCTGTATGGAATTACAGTGGTCTTCTCAAAAAGGCTATCAAGGGTCTTTTTGAGAAATCCCTTGCGGTTGTAGGTGGTCAGGATGATATCTATCAAAACTGGTACTCCTTCCCACAAAAAAGGCATAGTATTCTTCTTAGACCCTTGTATACCCCGTGAAGATTAGAGCTTGCATGACAAAGAGGACATCGAACTGCCTGGGATGTGAGCCACTCATCAAACTTCCTTGGATCGATCATATTTACTATGATTGTCATTTTTCAATCATCTCCATTAAAACCGATCAAGCCCGTACCGATCAGACAATTCATCGGTCATTTTGATCCTCTTCGCCCACTTCTCACGGGTCAATGTCGGCCTTGCTGAAATCGAGTTCCCTGAGTTCGTTGTGATGCAATAGGCCCAGTCAATCTCATTTGCCTTGATCCTATCCTTGCGCACGTCAGATATAAATCTCGTGTGGTTCCTGCAAAGATATAGCCAGCACGGTAAATCATTTCCTTCGATCCTCATCCTGATCGCGTTGCAGGTCGTCGAGTATCTGTAGTTGTACTCCCCGACCTCCCCTGTCTTAGCGTCGAAGATATGGCAGCGTCGGTTATAAACGGCCTCGAATCCCTGGTCTTCCAGCTTCAGGATCGTCTCAACCATGTCTCTGGCGAGCATGTCATCGCTGTCCATCCGTAGCATCCAGAAATCCTTGATGTTGTTTTGATATGCCCACTGCCCGGCCATTATCGCCGAGTGGGCGGTCTTGCGACCCGAGTCTTCTCCCTTCCCGCCATAGGGGTAGACGATCCTCTGCCCCGGATCGTCGAGGTTCGCGGGGAATCTTTTCCAGTAATTCGTTTTCTGACATTCCGAATCCACAACCATCGGACACCATTCAAGCCACGGATATCGAAACCCTTCAGGGATGTCGTGGCAAGAAATGAAGAGTCTGAACCTCTTGTCCGTCTGTCTATCCAGAGACCCGAGAAAAGCCGCCAATGTTCTCCTCATCATTCCCTGGTCAGGATATTGCCGTGTCGCCCCGAATTTTGAAGTGATAAGGATCATATCAAGCCTTTCTCCATGACTCCTGGAAAATACGTTTCAATCCATGTGGGATCTTTGACCCTTTCACTGTGGCCCGGGTTCAACCCATGATTCCAGCTCGTCAACTGATCCGATAGCCCTTTCGGGCACAGGATTTTCGCTTTATCGTCCTTATAAAGAAACGATTTTGCCCCAAACGACATCAAACGCCTATGGCTCGCCCCGTCAAGTCCGCTCTTGAGGCTTGGCGGATAGAGTTTCCAGTCGCACCTGTCAAGAATTCGCCTCGACACTAACCTTCCCACCCCCATTGGCTCCCCGTACCTCGGACTGGGATAGAAATAGCGGACGACCTGCGGGGGTCTCGCCCCTATTAGGCAGAAAAACAGATGATCCGGCCCCACAATGTCATTTCCATCCAAATGTGCCGCCATCTCCTCGACCCAATTTTCGGAAGGCCAGTCATCAGAGCCTATTCCCATGATTGCGTCTGGATTATATTGTCTACAGTGTAGAACGGCGGCCTGGACTTTGGTACTTAGAAATTTATTCTCCCACTCCAGATAATCTAAGTCATTCCTCAAAGCCACTTCTCTGTCCTCATCGCAACTCCCGACCGCCACTATTGTACAAGGGGGCAAGGTCTGGGATTTGAGCCTTCGGATCGTCTCCTCCAATATTGAAGCCCGTTTGTAAATCGCCATGAAGACGCATATTTTTACAGTCATAGAATCTCTTCTTCGGGGACGTTCCCGATCTCCCTCGCTGGGGATCCCATGACGATGATTCGGTCTGGCACGTCCCTTGTGACAATGCTTCCCGCGGCCACGAGTGCATTCTCCCCTATTACAACCCCCGGCATGATGATGGCCCCCCCTCCGATTCTTGCGGCCCTTTTTATAATGGGAGGATCGTATTTTCTCGGAATCTTCCGACCGTAACTGATTCTCCTTGTGTTCATCGTTATAACCCCAGGACCAAAAAACACCTCATCTTCGACCGTTATTCCCTGCGTCATGTGGCACTGCGCGTTGATGGTTACGTGGTTTCCGAATCTGCTATTCGCCTCAAAGACTACGTTGTGGCCTATCACGCACTTCTCCCCAAAGATGCAGTTCTCCCTGATGGTCGTGTTGTTCCCTATAAAACACCCGTCCCCGAAGACACACCCTTTTTCGATCACGGCATAATAACGAACCCTGACGTTTACGCCTAATATCACATCTGGATGAATAGGATCGTAATCGGGTTCTTCAAAGAGCCGACTATAAATATTAGACTTCGCCGCTTTCGATCTGCTTTTCATAGCATTGCCCCGCACCCACATTGACAAGAACCAACCAGACTATGCTTCCTTCTGATATAGGAATGGGCCTCAATTCTCTCCTTCGATCTAAGCCCGTATTTCATGGTGATTTGATCGCTTCCCTTTATCCTCCTCCATCGGTATCCCGTCTCACCACAGTAAAAAAGATTCTTCCCGGCCTTGATCGCCCTAAGAATAAACTCCCAATCGATAGACATTTTGAGGGATTCGTCATACCCGCCTATCTCCTCGAATAGAGTTCGCTTCGTTGCTCCGGTCGCGTGGCCTATTGAGCAGCGATTCCAGATATGCTTGAGACCGTCCGCCGCAGAAGATTTCTTGACATACGCTCCATTTCCGTCTATGACCTCTATGTCTCCATAAATAAGGTCCGCCTCTGGATGCTTATTTGCAGCCCCCATTAAAAGCTCGACATGATTCGGTTTCGCAACATCATCGGCCCCCAACATGACGATATACTCGCCGGAAGCAAAAGACAGACAAAGATTAAACGCCTTAGCAACGCCAAGGGCTTCATCCTTAAAAATGCTCTTGAATTGCATCGCACCATCGAACGACCGTATAATTTCGGGAGAGTTGTCAGTCGATCCGTTGTCGCACACAACGATCTCCATCGGCCTGTACGTCTGATTGATTAGGGACCGGAGGCAGTCGGGAAGCCATCGGCCCTTGTTATGACTGACAACGATGCATGAGACAAGAGGTTTGTTCATGGCATCACCCCGCATCCGCAGCCGCATGGTCCTTGAAGGCCGTGCTTCCTAAATATATAGGAATGATTCCTTCTTCTCATCTCGGAGTTGATCCCGAATTTGATGCTCATTGATTTTCCGTCATACACCCTTCGCCACTGGTGCCCGGTCTTGCCGACATAAACGCATTTCTTCCCCGCCTTCACTATACGGATCATCAACTCCCAGTCCTCGCTAAACTCTACCGCCTCATCGCATCCCCCAAGTTCGTTTAAAACGCTCTTTTTAATGAGTGTGGTCGCATGGGCTATCGAGCAGAGATTGAAAATATGGTCCTGTCCCCTACATCCAGATACCTGGACAATGACCTTTCCCGCCGCATTGATCTCCTCAAGGTCGCCATAGAGCATGTCTGCATCAGGAGATTTATCCAGGCCATTCATGAGTCGGTCAATATGGTCTGGTTTATCGATGTCGTCACCGTCGAGCTTCGCAACCCATTCGCCAGTCACTTCTTTGAGTGCAAAATTGAAGGCTCTTGCCGTACCGAGCTTTTCTCCGTGGCGCTGACATTTGAACCACGGAATCTTCGCAAATTCCGAAATGATGATACCCGAACCATCAGTCGAGCCATTTTCGCATACCACAACCTCCAATGGCCTATATGTCTGGGCTACAATCGAGTCCAGGCAGTCCTTGATATACTTTGCATTATTATAGCAAGGGACAATAAAGCTAACTAAGGGTCGATTAAACAATTCCATATGGAAAATCCCATCCTTTCAAAGCGCAGAGTTCCGTGATGATCTTCAAAAAGTTCTCCTTTGAGAAGACCCTCCTGTAATATTCGGCTCCCTCTATATCCAAGGGAGCGTCTATTTTCTGCCGTACCAACTCTGCTATGTCTGACGGAGAATCATCTGCCTCAACTGGATTACAGTAGGGAACAATTTCGGTATAAAAGACATGGCGTCCCAGCATCTTCATTTCCACCACAGTCTGGCTGAGCCCGTCGTAGTGCATCAATCGGATGTGGACGGAGACCTTCCTGAATATACTCTCTCTCGCCTCATCCTCAATCCAGTCAAGATCAATGATGTTGTCCTGGAACTTTCCGTCAACAACCTTCTTCCCTTTGCCGTGGAGCATATAAATCGGGATGTCATGGATCTGTTTGATGAATGCCTTAGACCGCTCAATATCTCTGGCCTTATGGTCCGTCAGATACATCAAGATTCCGGCGGGTCGCTCAATCCCAATGTCCAGGTTCGGCAAATATGGGGGAATCGGCAAAAAACACGGCGAGGATACTTTTTGTGATAGCTTGCCCACGAGCAGAGGGCTATCAGTCACATGCAGCGCATTGCCAAAATCGGCGCTTGCGTTTTTGTCTTCAACGAATAGTCTCGCATCCATGCCGGTCCAATAGCATATCTTAGGGATACGGTGGTACTTGTGAGCGAAACTAAGGTGCGCCGGCGCCATGTTGAAAAAGAAAAGGCCGTCAAACCTCCCCTCTGGTTTTAGGCATACCTCTATCCCAAACATTCGGTTCAGCCTTTTCGCAAAAACTGAATTGTCATATGAAACGATTTTCCAGATCATTTTTGCCACCTATAAAACCAGCTCTTCAGTTCCGGAACCTCGGTTTTGATTGCCGTGCCCAACCCGGACATCGCCGCGAGTTCATCCATGATCTCATGGGTCAGCCTAAAGGTATGGCTCTTACTGTCTGGATCGGATTCTCCCTTGATGATGACAAACATCGCCAGTATTCCGCCCGATCTAAGAACCCGCACCATCTCCGAGAAAGCCTTCTCAAGATTCATGAAGTGAAAAAGGGAGGCAATGGAGATCACGTAATCAAAACTCTCATCACCAAAAGGAATATCCTCCGCGACCCCTTCCTTGATATTTGGAGTATCTATTCCCGGTTTGGGATCCACCCCGAAATATTCTATATCGGGCGGCAGGCAATTCCTTACGGCCCCATCGGCACATCCAACATCCAAGACTTTTGAGCCTGTAGGGATTTCAAGAATTCCAAGCGCCTTTGTGTAGCTATCCCCTCCAAAGGAGCAGGGGTTCTTCTTTCTCCATTTGTCAAGCTCGATCATTTTGGATCTCCAAATTAGGTCAGTAACCCAGTATCTTCGCTCCGGTTTGGCCATTGCGGTCAACTTCCCCTAAAGATTTTTCCTGAAGACAAAAAGAACATGATCTTCCCCCGTTCGGTCGAAGTCGTTAACGATCTTCTCGCTTTCGACCCGGAATTCGGGGAAGAATATCATGTAATCCTTCGGCCTCCTGAACCAGATGTGGACCTTGTCCTCTTGCCATGTCGATATATTCTCGTATATGACCAGGGGAGATCCCCCTTTCAGCACCCGGCTTATTTCGTCACATATCCCGTTGATCTCCGTCGGAGGAATATGCTGAAGGACCGTCCATGAAAAACATCCCTCAAAAAACTCATTTCCATACGGAATTGTCCTACCGTCATATACTTTGAAATCGCATTTCGGACTTCTTGTTCTTGCCTTCCCGATCGCCCACTCCGATATGTCTACCCCGTGGACATGAGAGCAGAATTGGGAAAGCATCGCGGAAAACCTTCCCACCCCCGACCCGAAATCGAGCACCCGTCTGCCAATGAATATCGGATCAATGATCGCCTTTGCCAAATCAATCGACTCCTCGGTCTTTTTGGAGAATTGCTCTATAGTAAAGGAATTGCACCCAACCGTCTTGTCTCTTTGCTTGCCGTATCGATCATCCCAATACTGTTGGGTTGGATAAACTATCATCATTTCCTTTCGTTCTTTTCAAAAAAATCCTGCCAAGCCAGCCCCATCGCGTGCTTGTCGCCCCTCCTATCGATGGGAGGATTGTTCTTTTTGGGTTTCCGCTTTCTTGGGATTCCCCAGTTAATCATCCTTCTCTCGATGGTCATAGAATCTTTTCAATCTCCTTCCAAAATTGATATGGGGCAGCTTTTAGCCATGCCCTTAATCCTTCGACATCCGTCAAATCTTTTCCCCACGACATATGGCCCGACCTCTCGCTCGATACGATTTTACATCCAGCAAGGGCTGCCTCAAATATCACCCGCTCTCCGGCCCCCCATCCATCGAGGAGATGGACAAGACATTCGAATGCGGAGTATATTTTGGGCATCTCCTCATATGGAACCATATTTCTCTGTTTAACATTCGCACCGTGAACCACTCCGCCGTTACCAGCAAGAACCGTGAAATCCATCCCGGTATGCTCATCAATATAGTCTTGGAGTCTTGTCCACTTTTTGAAATTCCTGAGGTTGCAGATCAAAGCTGTATTGGGCCGCCTCTCGATCCCATCGACCGGCCTGAATATCTCCGTGTCAATCGCCAGAGGAAAAGCGATCCCATCACAACCAAGAGCCTTCCGATGATTTCCAAGATGAACAGGCGAAAGAAATATATTTTGTGCAGAGTTCTGGAATAGCTTCCTTGAGAACTCCGGCCTGTCGAGCTCCCGATGGTCGTGCTCGTATTTGACATACGGTTTCCTGTCCGAGTAAATCGTCTTCAAGATGATCGCCATTTGGGCCTGGCTGAAACTCCAGATGTTGTTGAGGATAATGATGTCCGCCCCGGCAAGCGTCCGCCTAAGTAGCTCCGTGTCCGATTGCGGCGTCAGCACCTTGATATCGAACCCGCAATCCGTGCCAACACGGATCACAAGTTCGTTGCTGATCTCGGCCCCGCCCCTAATCCACGAGTCCTGAACCCATCCCACCGTCTTTTTTTTTATCCCTTTGGTCTCGTAAGTCTGTGGACTGGATACATCCGCACTTGTGAGCGTCCTATCCGACATGCTCCTGGGTCGCTCGGGTTCCATCACCTGCGTCTCATAGGTTTGTTTCCCCCGCCTGAAGATCCTCCACTTCCCGTGGGCCTCTCCGAGCAGCGCCCGCTCGATGCTCATCCAATCCTTGGCGTTCCGGTAGCCCGGGAGAAGATGTTCGATCAGCACCATACTCTTGTCATCGGTGGTGACCATATCATGTAGAAGTTCCTTGTTCATCGTTTTCTCTTTTTCAGACAAATTGTCTCTGTGATTCTGAAGTTTTGTACTCCATAAATTTCCTGGCGTTTAACCTCATCCACGCCAGAAAGGTGCTATGAGAAAGGAGATGATGATTGCCTTCTAT